AACATAGCCGCAGAGAAAAGCTTGAGACTCTTGCCCTTCATCACGACATCGCTGAGGTCAAAATCGGCGACATTCCGACACCCACCAAGAAGATCATTGAGAACGAGACGGATGCTCTAGATCTGGCGGAGCTCGATGCATACAAGGAATACATTACATTCTCCAGAAGCGTCATGCAATCCGATCCGCTGTTGATCTTGCTGCTTAAAATGGCCGATCTGATGGAAGCCGTCCATTTCCTTGAAGAGGAGGGGATAGGGAAACACGCCGAGCAAGTCAAGCTGCTGTTGGCAAAACAGTTGGCCGAACTACACGAGAGCACGGTGTGGGACGAGAAATATAAACATGAAAACGTCGAGGCAGCATGGGGCGTATTCAAGGAATTGTGCCCGCCATGGATCAACTACTAATACTATGACAACCGACGAATTTATCAAACTGATCGACGATCAACACGATATCATGATGAAGCTGACCGAATCCAAGGGCAAGGAATATGCCCGGAGTGCGGATCAACTCGCCAATTTTAAGAGGCAGGGGGAGGAGCTCGGGACAGAACCCGAACAGATCCTCATGGTCTACCTGAACAAGCACGTTGACTCGATCAAGTCATATGTGAAGAGCCTCGGAAACGGCGAGCCGATCAAGCTGTCAGAGCCGATCGAGGGCAGGATCGACGACGCGATCCTGTATCTGGTGCTGATGAAAGGGCTCTGCAAGGACCGACAACTTATCGGTCCGCACGGCGGCCCAGGTTCTCTCGAATCGACAGCAGCAGGGAAAATTCCTTGGGGTGAATCTTGCCAATCCATTTCCCGACCGCCTCGTCCCTAAGACCAGAGACGTTTAACTTGCCGATACGGTCAACCGACCACCACCCTAACAGGAGGTAGTGTCGGTTGATCCGTACGAATAGCCAGGTGTGGCCAGCGAGCGAGCCAAACCGCTTTGCCCAAGCTCGCTGCACGGCTGTGAAGTGTGGGATTTTCACCACCTTTGATTCATCACGCACGTCGACCGATTTTAATTCGATCCACCCGTGATGATCGGTAGCATAAGACACGTCCGGAATGCCTGTGGAATATTTGTCCTCATGACGCTGGGCTTCCCATAGGTTCCCCATCGTACGCGACAAATATTTCCACAGGCCAGCCTCGTTCACCAGAACGTGATGTTATGCGAATGCTTAAACCCGAGCAGGATCATGATGATGAACACCCAGAGGAAGAACATCGCCCGGTCCTTGGATTCGAGCATGAAGGCGATGATCGCCAGCAGCGCCATAGTACAGAAGGTGATCATTTCCAATGGTTCTTTCTATAGATGTTTCCGAGGTTCATACGCTGCATCCCGGGATTCAGATGTTTATAGCGGGCCTCAAGGTCAAGGATGGGTATTCCGAGCGCGACGCTGACCTGCTTGTAAACCTCCATGAGGTTCAGGCCTCGAAATCGCTCGGCGATGAGGTCGCCATTGTCGACGCAGACCCGGCCCGACGACGTTTTCACGTCTTTCGTGACCACGTACCGATCCTTTGGTACCGACATCTTGCCGATCTTGATATGGGTCTTTGGCTGAGATGGTTCGGGTTCGGGTGCTGGCTTCGGCAGCAGCTTCGGCAGCAGCTTTCTAATGCTCGGCGGAACGCTGGCCACATCGGGCACCTCGTCGGGAGTGCTGAACGGCACCTCGACCACCTGCCCGGAGCGGTACTTGTACTGCCCGCCGTCTTTGGTCTGGATGGTCACCCACCCGCCCGATCTGGCCACCAGCAAGGCGGTGGTGAAGCCATCCTCGAATACCGAGTCATTGTTGCGCTTTACTTTGATTTGATCTGATTTCATGATAATGGTGTGGTTGATTGTTAGCAGTAGTGCGGCACCGGGTCGTTCGAATTGTCGACAGACCCGGCAAAATCCTCGGTGGTCACCCAGAGATACCCACCGTCGTCCCACCCGGTGGGAATGAATCCCTCACCGGAGTCCGAGGTCCAGCAGGTGTCCTCGTCAGGGAGAGAAGCCATCGCCCGGAGTCTCTCCGGGTGTTCTTGTTCATTCATTTCGGAGACTAGCAGACTGGTCACCCTGAAGTATTGTTCGGCGGCCTCCATGCTCGGAAATCCGACCGAACCCATGAGCATGGTCCGATCATACCACCAGCCGCCTTCCTCCGGGCCTCCGTAGCACCGCCGTGTGCGGTATACTGATACGAAGCCAGATTGTGCCCGCCTGAAATCCGGGTGGTTCGTGATTTGCTTAACCAATTCGGCTTCCCATTCGTTGCGTGTGTTCATATGTGGCGCTATTCTTGGTTGAAGATGGTTTCAAGGGCCCGGGTGAGGTCGGGTTCATTCACGACGTCGTTGATGAATGAGTCGGGCATGGCTCGCAGCGATTGCATGAGGTACGAGCAGACTGCCTCTCGCACGCTTTCCTCCTGTGGCGGGAGGCCTGCCTCCGCCCGGGTCTGAACTAGGGCCTCCTCCCATGAGCTGATTTGCTTCATGAGCTTAATGGTATGGTTGTTTATCATATGGTATTTGGTTGTTTGGTTGACGTGGCTGGATGCCACCTTCAGCCGCCCGGATCACCCGAGCGGCTGCGTGGTGACATCTTAGCTGCGGGCCGTCAAGAGCTCAAGCACCCGGGCGTGGTAGCAGAAGGGAAACAAGAGCAGCGCTTGTTCGCCCGAGAGAGCTGCCTCGGCTGAAGGCGGCAGCTCGTGGCGTTCGAACCAGGCCACAGCCCCGAGGACCGAGACCGAGTGCTCGTAGTCGTAGGGAATGGTTTTACGGACCGTTTTCCTTTTCGCCCAATCCCGGGTGCTGAGCTGGATCCGGGACCCGAGCGTATTCGTCGGGCCTTTGTACTCCACGAGCACAACTGTAAGCTGCTCGATTTGCGTGTTTGTCGTCATTTCTTTATGGTCTTTCTATGGGTTCGGTGTGGCACTATTCGGTGATCGTCTTGAGAGCGGCCCGGAGGGCTACGGCGGCCCGGGTGCGGGCCTCGGCGGCGTCTTTATTGGCGGCGGCCCGAATATTGTCGGCCTCCCGGGTGGCGGCGATCTCGATGTCAACTGCCTTGAGCCCAGCATCGCCTATGATCGCGAAACAGCGGGCCCGGGCCTCTGCTAGCATGATGGTCGGCAGGATATCCGAGCGAATGTCGCGCTCAAGCTCTCCGAGTATACTGGTCAGCCATGGTCCGAGGTAGGAGTCGGGCCCGAGCTCGGCTGCGGCCCGGGTGAGGATCTGGATTTCTTCGTTCTTTGTCATTTCTCTATGGTCTTTGGTTGTTGTGGTTGTGGTATTGGGCGATCAAGCCCGGGGGAGGAATGGTCGGATAGCAAATGCTGCGACGCTCAAGGAGGCTAACAGCAGCAGCCCCCAGATGCAAGCCTCGCGTTCACCCGGCACCGACGCGATCCGGAAAACGTCGTAATAGGCTAAGGCGGTGGAGGAGAGGAATATTGTAAGGTGATTCATGATGGGTGGTGATGTTAGGTGGTTTAAGCGGAGGCCTCGTCGTGGAGCTCGGAGGTACCTTCGAGGTGGCTCATGGTCCCGAGGAGGATCTCAATAGCGGCCTCGCGCTCAGATGCCCACTCCTTGAGCTGCTGCGACATCTGGTCGTATTGGGATTGATCGAGCTTGTCGGCCATGAGAGCGGCATCGAGGGAGTCCATGACCCGCTCGTAGCAGCGTTCTACTGCTGCCTCGAGCTGCACGAAGGTCTCTTCGGGTGCCAGCACATGACAGAATGGGTGGATGGTGGTGGTCGTGGATTGGGTGGTGGTCGTCATTTCTTTATGGTGTTTAGTTGTTGGTTTGCGTGGCTGGATGCCACCTTCAGCCACCCGGGTGATCCGGGTGGCTGCGTGGTGACACCCGGGGATTAAGCGGCCCCGGTGCCAAGGTCGTGGGCCGCGAGTGCCGCCCAGGCGGCGGAGACCCGGCGGGCGGCGACCTCGCAAGCCTCGGTGGCCCGGGTGTATTGGGCGAGTGCGAGGACCAGAGCCCGATTCGCCTGTTTGACCTGATCGTCGTGCTCGGCGACGGCGTCCATATTCAGCGCTTGTTGCATCATGGACGAAGCCCGAACGCGGGCGGCGTCGCATTTGGCCTCCTCCAGCATGGTCTCGCACAGATGCATTGCCAGCTCGGCTCGGCGGAGCTCTGACCCGGCGGTCACGAGGTCCCGGTGGTCATCGTCCCGGCCCGTGTCCTCATAGTGGTCTCGGGCGGCGGCGTAGTGGTCGTCGGCGGCGTAGTACAGGTCCCGGGCGGCCCGGAGTGCGGCCCGGGCCTCGGCGATGGCGGCGTCCGTCTGAGCGAAGGCGTAGCGATCATCGGCGGTGGTTGCGGTGGTGGTCTGGTCGTTCATGGTTTTTTCTTTGGTTGTTTGGTTCGGGCGGCCTTCATGGCCGCCGCCTGCGGCCCCGGGTGCGGCCCCGGGGCCGGGTGGCGGCGTCCTAGTGCCCGGCGGCGGCGATCTCCTCGACCAACGCGTCCGGTGCGGTCATCAGGAGCTGGTAGGCCGCGATCGCTCGGTCCTTGGCTCGGCGCGAGGCCCGGGCGGCGGCCCGATTCGCGGCTTTGAGCTCCTTGGCGTCGGTGGCGGCCTTCGCGGCGTCGAGCGCTGTCAGGGCTGCGTCCATCGCGTAATTAGCCATCGCGGCGTGGTGGTCGGCCCGCTTCGCGTAGTGCTGCACCACCCGGCTGGTGGCGTGGAACTGAGCGAATCGATCGAGGGCCCCGCTGTGCTCGTGGGCGATGCGACGGAACTCCTCGGCCCGGGCGGCGTGGGTGCGGGCGGTCTTCAGGCTGCGGGCGGTGATGGTCGTGGTCTGGTCGTTCATGGCTTTTTCTCTTTGGTCTATCTCCCGGTGGCCCCGGGCGGCGAGGGCTGCGACGGCGGCCCCGGCCTCTTATTATAGCAAGTCCCGTGCCACACGCCGAGCGGGCTTGATCCCGGGGCCCGGCGGCGGCCCGGCGGCCCCGATGCGGCAGCCTTTGCCGGGTGCATATGGCAGCCTTTGCCGATCGGCAGCCTTTGCCGGGTGCGGCCCGGCGACCCGGTGTGATCTGGTGCGGCCCGGCGACCCGGGGCCGCACCCGGTGTGAGCCGCCCGGCCCCGGGTCGGGTCTTGCTTTCGCCCGCCGCCCGGCCCCGGGTCGGGTCTTGCTTTCGTGGGGGTTGTTTTTGGGCCGCCGCCCGGTGCGGCTGCTGGGGGGCTCTGTTCGCTTGTTCGCTTGTTCGTCTCGCGTACGAGGTTTTGACCTGGTGAGCCCATTCCGGGCCGCCGAACGGGCGAACGGGCGAACAGCCCGGGCCCCGGGTGCGGCCTCGGCGGCCTCCCGGGCGGGCTTTCGGGTGGTGGTGCTTGTTCGCCCGGTGTTCGCCCGGTTGCCTCTCGGCGTACGGCGGCGGCCCCGGTGGGTGGTTTTGGGGCCTTTTTTGGGTGTTCGGCTGTTCGTTCGGCCCCGGGTGAGCGTACAGCGAGCGAACAGCCCGGCGGCCCCGGGTGGCGGCCCCGGGTGGCGGTCTGCCGTATACTGTCCCCCGTCCTCCGTCTGCTGTATACCGTACGCGGTCCGCCGTATACCGTCCTCCGTCTGCTGTATACCGTCCTCCGTCTGCTGTATACCGTACCCCGGCACACCCCCGCCGGGGTACCAGGGCCGTATACGGATACGGGTACGGTGCTTGACTTTTTTCGGGAATTGTGCTAGAATATATATGTGGAACATTTGTTGAAAAAGCAGTGGGACCATTGTTACGCTCAGGAGGCATTCGACGACGAAGGGGACCTTACCGTATGGGCGTTGGGGGGATTTGTTCCGGACGAGGAAGAGCAAGCTAAATTACATTTGCAGGCGATCCCATCGTATAGGAGCAATCCGTATGGTCCGAGGGCTGCGTTCAAGCATGAGACGATGGTACGTCTGGAGAATGAGTTTCGTCTGGCGTTGGTCCAGAAGATGAATGATTTTCTGAGGTCGTTGCGGGCTACGAGTTGTTCGGTGAGGAGGTCGTGCAAGGTGTCCGGGTTAAATCGGACGATGGTTGAGGCGTTGAAGTTGAGGGTGCCTGATTTTGCAAAGGCGTACAGGGATGTATACGAGGAGACTACGGACAGGCTGGAGGAGGAGGGGTTTCGCCGGGCGGTTGACGGGGTGCAGCAGGACGTGTATGCCAATGGGGTTGTAGTGGGGTCTAAAACGGTGTATTCAGACACTTTACTGGCGTTGATGTTACAGGGAAGGCGTTCTGATGTGTATCGGAATAAGACTGCTACGGAGTTGAGTGGGCCGAATGGGGCTCCGGTGGAATTGGCGACACTTTCGGATGAGCAACTTGATGCGGTGCTGAAGGCGAAGATGGCGGAAGCAAAGATCAAGGGGCTTATAGATGGGTGATCTGCAGGTCCAACTGGCTCTAATATTGGAGGAGAGGCTCAGGAGGGCCAATGAAAGAAAATTGTTTTCCTATTATCCTGAGGAGGGTCCGCTCAGAAGGGAGTTCTATCCCAAGCATGTGGGATTTTTCGAGGCTGGTTCGAAGTTCAGGGAACGTTTGATGTTGGCGGCGAACCGGGTCGGGAAGACGGAGGGTGTGGGCGGGTATGAGGTGGCGGTTCATATGACTGGGAAGTATCCGGATTGGTGGAAGGGTAGGCGGTTTTCGAAACCGGTGTCGGTGTGGGTGGCCGGGGACACGAGCAAAACGGTTCGGGACATTTTGCAGTACAAGCTTTTGGGGCCTATGACGGCACCGGGAACGGGGCTGATACCGAAGGATGACATAGTGAAAGTAGTATCGAAGCCTGGGGTGGCTGAGGCTGTGGAAATTGCGATGGTGAAGCATGTGTCCGGGGGAGAGTCGAGAGTGATATTTAAGTCATATGACCAGAAGCGGGAATCGTTTCAGGGAACGGAACAGGACATAATTTGGCTAGATGAAGAGCCACCGTTGGACGTGTACACCGAGTGCGTGCTCAGAACGATGACTACGAATGGTCTGGTGATACTTACGTTCACTCCGATGATGGGGATGAGTGAGACGGTGATGGCGTTTTTCCCGAACGGAGAGGTGCAGCAGCGGGAAGAAGGCAACAAATACGTCTGTACGGCGACATGGGACGATGTGCCGCATCTGGATCCGGTGACGAAGGAAGAGCTTTGGAATTCGATTCCGCCGTTTCAGAGGGATGCAAGGTCCAAGGGTATTCCGCAGCTGGGGTCCGGAGCGATTTATCCGGTACCGGAAAGTGAGGTGGTAATTCCGGAATTCGATTTGCCGGTACACTGGCCCAGGGCATATGGGATGGATGTCGGGTGGAATAGGACGGCGGCGGTCTGGGGAGCGCTAGACCGGGAGTCGGATACACTTTATTTGTATTCGGAGCATTACATGGGGCAGGCCGAGCCCGCGATACATGCCGAAGGGCTCAAAGCGAGGGGTGTCTGGATACCCGGAGTAGTTGACCCGGCATCTCGGGGCAGGTCTCAGGTGGATGGGCAACAACTTTTGCAAAGGTATAGGGCATTTGGCCTGGACATAGTACCGGCCATAAACTCCGTAGAGACTGGAATTTACGATGTGTGGCAGAGACTGTCGTCCGGGCGGTTGAAGATATTCCGGGGCATGAAGAATTGGCTCTCTGAGTTTAGGTTATACAGGCGTGATGATCAGGGGAGGGTGGTCAAAGACAACGATCACTTGATGGATGCGACCCGGTATCTCGTGGTTAGCGGGGTTAAGAGGGCATTGACAGAGGGTGGAAAATTTAAATCATCGCCCAGTAACGTCATTCCGATCATCAACTATTTTGGAGGAAGCAATTAATGACTCTTAAAGAAATCCATGCGGAGGCCATCCGCGAGTTTAACGAAGTTCAATCTGCCATTCGGATTGAAAGGTTGCAATGTCTTGCAGACAGACGATTCTGCTCGATTACGGGGGCACAGTGGGAGGGACCGCTGGGCGATCAGTTTGAGAACAAACCCAAGTTCGAAGTCAACAAGATCATGCTGTCGGTGATGCGGATAATCACCGAGTACCGTAACAACCGGATTACGGTTGACTTCGTGAGCAAAGAAAACGGCGAGTATGACAAGCTGGCCGACACTTGCAACGGGCTGTATAGGGCTGATGAACAGGATTCAGCGGCGGAAGAAGCGTATGATAACGCGTTTGAAGAAGCCGTGATGGGTGGATTCGGGGCATGGAGGCTGCGGGCCGAATACGAGGACGATTCGGAGGAGGGCGGAGACGAGCAGCGGATAAGGATTGAGCCGATTTTTGACGGGGATACGAACGTATATTTTGATCTGATGGCTAAGCGCCAGGATAAATCGGACGCCCGGAGATGCTGGGTGTTAACGTCCATGACGTATGACGCGTACAGGGAGCAATACGGAGAAGACCCGGCAACATGGCCGAAAACGATTCAACAGACTGAATTTGATTGGATCACGCCGTCAATCGTGTACGTTGCCGAGTATTACCGGATGGAGGAAAAATCGGAAACGGTGCACGTGTTCGAGGGATTGGATGGAGAAGAAGAGCGGGTGCTTGAGTCTGAACTTGAGGACAAGCAGGAAACACTTCTGGCGACGGGATATAAGGAGGTCAGACAAAAGAAGATTAAGCGCAAGCGGGTGCGGAAATATGTGATGTCGGGGGCCAAGATCTTGGAAGATCAGGGTTACATCGCTGGCAGCAACATTCCGATCGTACCCATGTACGGTAAGCGGTGGTACGTCGACAATGTGGAGCGGTGCATGGGCCATGTAAGGCTTGCGAAAGATTCGCAGCGGCTCAAAAACATGCAGATCTCCAAGCTTGGAGAGATCAGTGCGCTTTCATCGGTTGAAAAGCCGATCATGACACCCGAACAAGTGGCTGGACACTCGCTGATGTGGGCTGAGGACAATGTTAAGAATTATCCATATTTACTAGTAAACCCGGTTACCGATGCCAACGGGCAACAAGCTCCATCGGGCCCGGTGGGATACACGAAATCTCCGAGTCTGCCGCAGGCAATGGCCGCACTTCTTCAATTAACAGAAGTGGATATGAAGGAGATCCTGGGCAATACGCAGGAGGGTGAGAAAGTACTTTCCCATGTGTCTGGAAGGGCGGTGGAGGCGGTTCAGACGAGGGTGGACATGCAGACGATGATCTACTTGTCAAACATGGCTAAGGCGATCAAACGGTCGGGCGAGATCTGGCTAGGGATGGCTCGAGACATATTTGTTGAAGAGGGCCGCAAGATGAAGGTCATAAACGGCAATGGCACGTCCGGGAACGTGGAGCTACTAAAACCCATGGTGGACAAGGAGACGGGCGAGCTTGAGTACGAAAATGACCTTTCGGAGGCTAAGTTTGACGTGACGGTGGACGTGGGGCCGAGCAGCGCGTCGGTACGGTCCGCGACGATCCGAAACGTGGGCATCATGATGACGGCAACGCAAGATCCGGAAACGCTGGCGGTCCTTACGTCCATGGCAATGATGAACATGGAGGGTGAGAATGTGGGGGATGTCCGGGAATACTTCCGCAAAAAGCTTCTTAAAATGGGTGTGCTCAAGCCGACCCCGGAGGAAGCGGCGGCAATGGCGGCGGACGAACAGCAGCTAGACCCACAGTCGATTTACTTGCAGGCAGCGGCGGATGAAGCTACTGCAAATGCTACGAAAGCGAGGGCGGATACGGTTCTGACCATGGCGAAGGCACAGGAAAGTCAATCGAAGGCCCAGCAAAATGTGGCACAGACTCAGAAAACGCTTTCGGAGATTCCGACTAACCGCATGGTGGCCGTTCACAAGGTTCTTCAACCTCCGAAATTGACAAACAACAAGCCTTAAGGTATTTTGCAGTGGAGTATGCCAGTATCCATTGAACAGGCAGATGATGTAAGCGGAGACATTCAGGAGGATGTCGTTCCACAGGAACCTACTCAAGCTCAAGATAATTCGGAGCCTGCAGTTAAGGAACCCGTGGACGATAGCAATTCTGAAGAGGTAATCGTTTCCATCGAAGGGGAGTCGCCTACCCCGGAGGATAACACGGCCCCAGAGTGGGTCCGATCGTTGCGGAAGAACTACAGGGAACTTCAGCGTGAAAAGCGGGAACTTGAGGAAAAGCTTAGAAGCAAAGAAACGGTAGAGCCCAATCCTACCATTCTGGGCAAAAAGCCCACTCTTGAAGATCTCGATTATGATGCTGAAAAATTCGAGGTCGAACTCGCGAAATGGTATGACCAGAAGCGTGAGGTCGAGGAAGCCAACAACAAGCGAGCTGAAGCCCAACTGGCTCAACAGCAAGCTTGGCAACAGAAGTTAGATACCTATGGTAAGGCGAAGGCCGATCTGAGGGTGTCCGACTACGATGACGCGGAAGCTTCAGTCCAAGAATCTTTTGATCTAACGCAACAAGGAATCATTCTGCAGGGGGCCGATAATCCGGCAATACTTATTTACGCCTTGGGAAAGAATCCCAAAAAAGCCAAAGAACTTTCCGAGCTAAAAGATCCGGTACAGTTCGCATTCGCAATGGGCAAATTGGAGACACAGTTGAAAATCACAAGCCGTAAAACAACGCCGCCACCTCCCGATAAAAAGGTGGTGGGAAATGCCAGTGCATCCAGCTCCGACGACATGTTGGAGAAGTTGCGGGACGAAGCCGCCCGCACGGGGGATTTCACTAAAGTCGTGGCTTACAAACGTCAGCTCAAACAATCCAATTAGTATCTTATGCCAAATTCATTCAATAAGGAAGAACGCGTAGCTTTTGAGCAGTTGCTCGAAGGTTTCAACGATTCACTCATTCTGTCCCGCAACGTTTCGATCTATAACACGGATCAGACGATGATGGAACGCACCAACAACGTCATCTGGAGGCCACAGCCTTACATCGCCCAGTCTTTTTCTGGGACGGACATGACGAGCAACTTCAAGGATTACACGCAGCTCGCGGTGCCCGCTACGATCGGGTTCCAGCGTTCGGTGCCTTGGATCATGACCGCTACTGAACTCCGCGATGCACTCCAGGAGCAACGTCTGGGTGATGCGGCTCGTCAGAAGCTAGCGTCCGACATCAACGTCGCCGTCATGCAGGTTGCGGCTAACTCGGGCACGCTCGTCGTGAAGCGCACCAACTCCGCTTCCGGATTCGACGACGTTGCTCTCGCTGAAGCCATCATGAACGAACAGGGGGTTAACTCCTTCGATCGTTGCTTGGCTCTTAGCACCCGCGATTACAACGGCATGGCCAGCAACCTGGCTAGCCGCCAGACGATGACTGGGAAGCCAGTCACCGCCTACGAGCGTGCTTACGTCGGTCAGGTAGCCAGCTTCGACACGTACAAGCTGGATTATGCAAACCGTCTGACTGCTGCTGCCGGTGCATCCGTAACGATCAACGGGGCCAACCAGTACTACACGCCAAAATCGATCTCGACCAGTCCTACGACTGCAGAGCGTCTCAACGTTGATAACCGGTACCAGAATCTGACGATTTCCGTCGGCTCCGGTACCGTTAAAGTCGGCGATTGCTTCACGATTTTGAACGTCAACGCAGTTCATCACATCACCAAACAAAGCACCGGCCAGCTCAAGACGTTTCGCATCACTGCGATCGTTTCCGGCGGCGGTGGAAGCGGTGTTGTTCAGATCAGCCCTCCGATCATCTCCGGTGGCGGCGGAACTGACGCTGAATTGCAATACCAGAACGTTACGGCAACGCCAGCTAACGGCGCAGCTATCACGTTCCTGAACACTGCGGATGCCTACGCCAATCCGTTCTGGCAGAAAGACGCCATGGAGCTCCTCCCTGGCCGTTTCGCGATGCCGAGCGACGCTGGTGCAGCCATCATGCGTGCGTCCACCGATCAAGGGATTGAGTTGGTGATGTCCAAGCAATACGACATCAACACCCTCAAAACCCGTTATCGTCTGGATTGCTTCTACGGGGTTGTTAACAAACAGCCTGAAATGACTGGTCTGATCCTGTTCAGCCAGATCTAACCCGAAAGGGTCCTGAATCGGGGGAGGTCGATAATCGGCCTCCCCCATTCTCAGTGTTTAACATCAAACTGAATATGCCGCTCAAGAAAATGCCCAAAGGTGCCAGCAAGAAGGTTGCTCAGAACGTTATCAGTAAAAACATCTCTATGGAGATGCACCGAGGGAAGCCTCAGAAACAGGCCATCGCGATCGCCTTGAGCGCAGCCAAAAGGGGTAAAAAGAAATGAGCAACCCCACGATGCTTTTTAAATATCCCGGGCAACATCTGGTTGACAGGGATAAGTATGACTACGTCATCATTGACTCGGAACAAGAGCAAGATTTCAATACGGCGTTGTCCGAAGGTTGGAGCAAAACACCGGCTGAAGCCAAGGCTTTGACGGAACGGCTGGTGTCTGAAGAAACGCAGAAGCCTAAGTCTAAAAAATGAGTTGGTCCAAACGTCAATATGTTGAGCAAGCTTTCGAAGAACTCGGATTGGCTGCATATTTGTACGACTTGACGGCTGAACAACTTAATAGTGCCCTACAAAGATTAGACGCGATGATGGCGTTATGGGCTACTAAGGGCATCATGGTAGGGTATCCATTGGTGTCCACACCGGAGAATAGTAATCTGGACCAAATCACCGACGTACCGAATTGGGCTAATGAAGCGATCATATTAAACTTAGCATTGAAGATCGCCCCAGGGTATGGTAAAATAGTGATGGATCAAACCAAGGTATCGGCTAAGCAGGCATATGATGCGTTGATGTCGACAACGGCTCAGACGCTAAACATGCAATGGCCAAGTTCGATGCCTGCGGGAGCTGGCTACAGGCAGAGAGGTTTTCAACAGCCGTTCTTGCCTAGACCAGATCTTGATCCGCTCGGAACTGCAGCTAACGGAAACCTCATTTTTAAAAACGTTTAAATGGCTATCGAGAATTTACCGCTACTTGATACGTTCACGTCATCGACGTTGATAGCCACTAACGTCAACAGCGTCGATCACCGTTGCCTCCCGAGTACGTTTCTTACGTGGTTAGATCAGAATTCTACGACTCGCAGCACGCAGACCGTTTATGCAGCTCCGACGTCGACCGGATTTAGCGTTCCTTTTCTCGATTCATCGGCCAATCAATGGCTGGTACTTACGCCGACGACGGCTCTCGCGGCTGGCACGCTGGTACTACCGGCTGTAGCGAATTGTGTTGAGGGCCAAGAGTTGACGGTTAGTTGCACACAAGCAATCTCACTTCTTACGACCAACGCCAATGGCGGCAGCGTTGCAGGTCAACCTACGGCGTTGGCTGCGAATTCATTTTTTAAGCTCAAATTTGAGCCTGTGTTGCAGAGATGGTACAGAGTAGGATAATCTTATGGCTATTGAGAAAACATTCGAACCAAGGTACACAGCCGGACAGATCGTAACATCCGGTGCTTCATCGGCGAACATTACTCTTGGGTTTTTATCAGAAACGGTATGTTTGTCCAATCTCGGTAGTGTGGTGGTATACGTCAGGGTGGGGATGCCTGGAATTTCGGCAACCACTGCAGATTATCCGGTATTTCCATCATCTCAGGTAACCGTCAGCAAAGAAATTGATGCTAACACGGTGGCATTCATTTCCCCTTCAGGTGCCGGTTCACTTCACATCATGCCAGGAGTTGGCTACTAATGATACGGTTTCACGTCAGACGCAGATCTAAGACTCCCGCTCAATACGGCGGTGGCTTTGGGCCTATAGTGACTGACCTTGATGGTGGGTTCGCTACAACAACATCATATCCGCGAACTGTTGACAACGGTTTTGCAAATACTACGAGTTTCCCAGTTGTCTTTAATGGAGGCGGCGCATAAATATTATGGCTGATAGGATTCAACTTCGAAGAGATACGGCTGCAAATTGGGCGGCTGCCAACCCAACGTTAGCACTCGGCGAGGTCGGGTATGAAACGGACACGCGCAAGAGCAAGCTCGGTGATGGTTCCAGCGCTTGGAACTCGCTATTGTATACGGTGGCAACAGGCGCAGCCGGTCCTACGGGCGCGACCGGAGCAACGGGCTTAACAGGAGCTACAGGCGCAACCGGAGCAACGGGCTTAACAGGAGCAACGGGCTTAACAGGAGCAACGGGCTTAACAGGGGCTACGGGGGCTACGGGCACAACGGGTGCTACTGGATTGACCGGCGCGACCGGCGCGACCGGCGTTGGCGCAACTGGACCATCTGGCGCTACGGGCACAACGGGTGCTACTGGATTGACCGGCGCGACTGGCGCAACCGGCGTTGGCGCGACTGGACCATCTGGCGCTACGGGCACAACGGGTGCTACTGGATTGACCGGCGCGACTGGCGCAACTGGAGCAACGGGTGCTGGGGCGACTGGAGCCACTGGTCTTACTGGAGCCACTGGAGCCACTGGAGTAACAGGTGCGACTGGAGCAACGGGTGTTGGCGCAACTGGCGCAACTGGTGCAACTGGTGCTACTGGCGTAATAGGTCCAACAGGTGCTACCGGATTAACTGGTTCAGTTGGACCCACTGGCCCAACAGGCCAAACTGGGCTTACAGGGGCGACTGGTGACGTAGGAGCAACAGGAGCAACGGGATTAACAGGCGCAACAGGCCCTACAGGAATTGGCGCGACAGGTCCATCTGGTCTAATAGGTGCAACGGGAGCAACAGGAGCAACTGGCGCGGGAGCAACGGGAGCAACGGGAGCGACTGGCGCAACGGGAGCGACTGGCGCATCTGGAGCAACGGGAGCAACGGGAGCAACTGGCGCGGGAGCAACGGGGGCAACGGGACCAACAGGCGCAACGGGACCTGCTGGTCAAAGCAGTTCATTATTTAATTACCAGGCGGATACTTCCACTATAGTACTACCTCCAACTGGACCAATATCAAATGGTCACATCCTGTGGAATAACGCTACCCAAATTAACGCTACGGCAGTTGCATTTTCTCATATTGATGACAATGGAAATGATATTGATGTATTCTTCTCCTTATACAAGGATGGAGATACTTTTGTAATTCAAGACCGGAGTGATTCAAGTAACTTCCAAAAATGGGAAATTAATGGAACTCCAACTATAGGAAATAACGCTTATATTGTAATTCCAGTGATTCTCGTGAGTTCTGCTGGAACTGGAACAAGCAATTTTGCTAATAACCACCAATTAATTTGGGCTATTGTTACCACAGGACTCCAAGGTGCAACGGGTCCTACTGGAGCAACTGGGGCTACCGGATTAACTGGGGCGACTGGGGTTACTGGACTAACAGGAGCAACTGGACTAACGGGGGCTACGGGAGCGACTGGACTGACGGGTGAAACAGGTGCTACGGGGGCGACTGGGTTAACAGGTGAAACGGGGGCGACTGGGTTAACAGGGGCTACAGGGGCTACTGGCGTTACTGGAGCAACTGGTCCTACAGGAGTTATTGGTCCAACGGGAGCGACTGGATTGACTGGATCTGTTGGTCCTACTGGTCCTACTGGGCAAACAGGACTTACTGGGGCAACTGGGGATACTGGGGCTACTGGACTAACGGGATCAGTTGGCCCTACTGGAGCGACTGGACTTACTGGAGCGACCGGTCCTTCAGGGGCTACAGGAGCCACAGGGGCTACAGGAGCCACAGGAGCTACAGGAGCTACTGGTCCTTCAGGGATAGGGGCAGCGGGAGTAGGTGTACTATCCGAGTTTACTGGAACAGGGTCTACAAACGTATTTAGCCCAATCAATGGATATTTAGGAACGGATGCAGCATCCTATATTGTCACTATTGACGGGGCAATAATGAATCCCAGCCCAACTGATGGGGCATATACAATTTCAAGCACAAATAGTGGGACCATTACGTTTGCAAGTAATCCGGCGGTTGGAACTAAAATTACGGTACGGATTGTTCGCGGCGTAGAAGGTCCAACTGGGGTTGGAACGACCGGAGCAACAGGGGCAACAGGCCCTGAAGGCCCTACTGGTCCTGCCGGTGGTCCTACTGGTCCTGAAGGTCCAACTGGCGCTACCGGTGCTACCGGTCCTGAGGGTGCAACTGGCGCAACTGGCGCGACCGGCGCGACCGGCGCGACTGGTACAGGCGCTACCGGTGCTACCGGTCCTGAGGGTGCAACTGGCCCCGAGGGCCCAACGGGAGCTACTGGTCCTGAGGGCCCAACAGGCATTGGTGCAACTGGCCCCGAGGGCCCAACGGGAGCTACTGGTCCTGAAGGCCCAACGGGAGCTACTGGTCCTGAAGGCCCAACAGGCATTGGTGCCACCGGTCCTGAAGGCCCAACGGGAGCTACTGGTCCCGCTGGTGGTCCTACCGGAGCAACGGGTCCTGAGGGCGCTACAGGTCCTACCGGCCCGACTGGTCCCGCTGGTGGTCCCACTGGTGCAACGGGGCCCACTGGTGCTACGGGTCCTGAAGGTCCTGCTGGACCTGCTGGTGGCCCTACTGGCCCGACTGGTCCTGAAGGTCCAAGTGGTCCTGAGGGTCCCGCTGGTGCTACGGGTCCTGAAGGTCCTACTGGACCTGCTGGTGGCCCTACTGGCGCGACTGGTCCTGAAGGCCCGACTGGCCCAACTGGTCCTGAAGGTTTGGTTGGAGCAACTGGCGCTACAGGCCAAACTGGAGATTTTGGTCCTACTGGCCCAACTGGCCCTGAGGGAGCGACTGGCCCAACTGGTCCTGAAGGTGCGACTGGCCCAACAGGTCCTGAGGGAGCGACTGGCCCAACTGGTCCTGAAGGTGCGACTGGCCCAACAGGTCCTGAGGGTGCGACTGGAGCAACCGGCATTGAGGGAGCGACTGGCCCAACAGGTCCTGAGGGTGCGACTGGAGCAACCGGCATTGAGGGTGCGACCGGAGCGACCGGTATTGAGGGAGCAACAGGCCCAACTGGGGCAACAGGAGCAGGCGCGACTGGGGCGACTGGCCCAACTGGTCCTGAAGGTGCGACTGGTGCGACTGGGGCAACTGGGTTAACAG